ATCATCTCTACTATTATATCAGAAATAAAAAATCCTTTCTATTATATAGGAAGTAATTTCTAATAGATTGAAAATAAGGTATTTTTAAAAAAATACCTATCAGATAATTCCGGATAATTAAAATAAACCGTATTCAAACCGTATTCATTTATTGCCCGTATAATTGAGAAAGTGAGCCTACAAGGACTTTTTTCGTTATAATAGACATTTTTAAAAATTGCCGTTATAACGGAAAAAGGCAAAATAAAAAGCCCCTTCCTTTTGGAAGGGGTTATTTTTTATTATAAACTTTCTGGCCACGGGTCATTTGTGACATAAACAATACTAGAAAAGCGAATATCTCCGATATCCCGATCCGTTGGGACGGGGTCATCGAATTGCAAACGGAATTGGTTTCCGTCACCCGACCCACCAAGGTACCAAGTGCCCAGACGTTGGCCCTTGTCGTTAGTAATCATACCGATTTTAGATCCAAGCGGACGAAAACCTACCGGAATACCGTTTAGGTTTAAGATAACCACGTTACGCTCACGGTCCGACCCCTGCGGGACATATCCAGCACTACCTCTGCGCTTGATACCAAACCAGCCCCACGATAGACCGCCAAAATTGATCTCGACCGTTGAATTGATACGTCTAAAATCCATGTAAGACGCACCAAGCACGGAAGAAACGTTTTTGGCTCGCACATTTCCAGTGTCACCAGCGAGAATGACCCAGTTATCACGACCAGCACCAGCACGTTTTTTGATCCATTTAAATGCTCCATTTTTAGCCGTGGTGTCGATGTAAGTTGTTCCGATATCTGCATCAAGAGCGTAAGGGAAACCTTGGCCTTTCAATTCACCAGAACCACCACCAGAACCGACTGAGCGTTTCAACTCTTCTAAGTCGTTCTTGCTTGCAAGTTGGCTTATGTCCACCGTTGGGAGTTTAGACCGTGTGACGAATGGGTCGCCACCGTTTTGAAGTTTGGTATCAATGAGAGCATCAAGACCAAGTTCAAGGTGTTTTTCCTTGATATTGGTTGTCATTTGCGCTTGAAGCGTTGAATAGGTAGGGAATAGCTCATAAGCCTTGGAAGTTTGTAGCATTCCGCCTTGGTTGGCTTGAATTGTTCCAATATCACGCCCAATAGCTTCTATAGCTTTCTTTAATTTCTCCATGGTTCACCTCCTTAGAGGGTGTTTTTGGCAGAATTATAAATCTGTACAAAGTCAGTATTTTCTAGCGTGGTAAATTTCTCACCCAATTCGGTCATTTTAGACACAATCGCGCTGTCTGGATTTTCGCCTGCCTTGATTTTCTCAGCAATCTCTTTGAGCGTATCCAATTCTTCTGGTACACCATCACCAAGAATAGCAGTCTTGACACCTTGGATAGCAGTGTCTAACTGTTGTTGTGTGATGCCACCTTGACCGACTTCTGATTTTTCAGCCTTGTTAGCGAGTTGTGTTTTGATATCCTTGATATCAGTACCAACTGCTTGGGCAAATTTAGTCATTCTCTCTGTGTTTAAGCTCATTTATATGTCCTTTCTAAATTTTAGCAAGATTGTATAGCGTGGTTAAGTCTGGCAATTCTTCTGCTTGCGTGCCATTTGGATGTTCTGCAATGTACTTGTCGATTTCTGTCTTGACATCATTTTTGACCAAATCCAATAGCTCACTACTTGTGTATTCGTCCGCTGATTGTGTGACCTCTAGTGTGGTTCTACGGTCGCTAGGGAATACATACCCACCAGCCACTACTTCCACGGTATATAGGCCGACAGGAAGCGGTTTAGCAAGTTTAAACGTGATACCAGAGTTAGTAACCGTTGTATCAATACTAATCTTACCGCTTGCGTTATATAGCGTTATTTTGGCATCTGTGCCATTTAATTCGTCTACTGGCTTATGGTCTTCATCGAGTAGCTTGTACTCGAATAGCGATGCACTATCGCCTTGTTTGACGATACGACCGCCTCCCACTTGCTTTAGGTTCGTTGAGTTTAATCTCATATTCTCACCTTCACAATCTAGGCAAAAGAACCAAAGTCTGTGATGCGTTTACCATTTTGTGATTGACCCACTGCTACATATCTACGATTGCCAGACGCTCCAATATACGTGATCCAGATATATCCATCATTATCTAGCCATCCGTCGTAGTTGATAACTTGACCGGCTGTATAGACTGCTACAATCTCACCTAGAAGCCCAGCAGAAGCCCGTACATTGAGTGCAGATACTTCTACGGTAAATGTACCCTCTTCTGGGTTAAACTCGCTAGAATGGATTGTGAGAGGCTCTGACGGGGTGATAGTCTCTACTTGTGCCGGTTGACCATCCACTGGGAAATAGAACCATCCGACAATAGCGGTAAAATCACGGGTATTATATCGTGCTGGGCCACCTACGTATAGGCTATCTGCATTACCGTCAATATTTTGCTCGATAGTACGCATGGTATATCCGTCACTATCTTCGATGACTAGGCCAGTATGCCCGTATGGATGCCCGAATAGATAGATGGTTTCTTGGACGAATACCGCACCCGCTCGTGGTTTGCTATTAACGTTTCCGGCCTCGTTATATTCCACCTCGTAGCCTAAATCACGAGCAGAATTGAGCAAGTCAATAGCATTGCCCCAGAGAGCCTTGCCAAAGAAATTGGTAGAAATAGAGTTTGGCAAGTCCACGCATTGAGTTCCGTAAGCTCCATCTGCATCCGTTCCGATGCCTTGATTAGCCAGATTTTCAGCGTATCCTAAAATGTCGTTTAAAGTAGCCATTTACTGCTCCTTTCTAAAATCAAAAGCGACTACCCAGAAATAGATAGTCGCTAGTAGAAATATGTTAATCTTGGTTAGGTTCTTCATAGCCCAAAGCACGGTTACTGTCACCAAGTCCAGCGGTTGTAGGGTCATTGACCACTCCGACAAGTACAAAGAATGCGAACAATACATTGACAAATACCAAGATTTTATCAATGGTTTGTCCAAATTCTAGCTTGATCCCGAAGATATCAGCGAATGCTTGGAAGAGCAATGCCAAAGCTGGCACGAGTGCAAGCCAAAAGTTTTTATTCTTGATACGTACTGACCAGTTAATTTTATTCATGTTATTTCCTCACTTCTAAATTGTTGTATTTGTTATAGAGGGCATCAATGTAGCCATTGCCACCTAATTTCTTATAACTCTTGTGCATCTTGTGAATGATGTCGCTCTCATGGACTGTGGTATATCCACGATCAATAGCAGTCGTGATGTCACGCTCTAGTCTTAAATACATAGTGACTAGATGCGCTTCATCGTGTACTGCCAGCTTCTCATTCACTTCATCAATTTTTCTATTGTTGTCCTCGCCCACTGCCTTAACGGTTTCAACCGTCCTATGGATTGTGCCTAGCTCATCTTTCAACTCGTTAAACTGCTCTTTATTGAGGTTTGCAGACTTACTAGCCTTCATGCCAAACCAGCCAGTAGCAATCACGCCAAAGGTAGGGGCGAGGTGTGCAATTAAATCAGAGAATGTCACCCAATCACCTCAATTCTAGGCTAGTGGTTGAGTTTCCAAGTCTGTATTTTCTTTTGGCTTAGTCCACTTCCAAACTGCTAGTTTGCCATTTTGTTCAAGGCTTGCAAGTTGGTCTAGCGTTTCGCCTTGGTAAGTAAAGTCGCTGTTTACTTGCACCATCACACGGTTGCCCTCGCCATATTGTGCGTTGTGTGTAGCATCTTCAATCGCAAAGATTTCTTGTGACTTGTAAGTTTTGCCAGTTTTACCAAGATCAACCAATTCAAGACCACGCTTGTAGATTGTTGGATCTAGTGGGTTGTCTGTGTCAGTCACACGGGCTAATACTGCCCAATCTGCCACTGCTTTTACTTCTGCGATTTTGGTATCTTTCTCAGCAAGTTTTTGCTCATAGCTTTCTGCTTGGACGTGCAAGTCCTCTTGCAATTTCTTGACACCATCTGCCGGATTAAATTCCGTCGCGACTTGTCCGAGGACTGCTTGGATAAGTGAGTCATCTGACTCATTGGTACGGTCACCAATCAGCACACGGTCAAAGGCCGTATATGGTGCATCTTGTCGAATTGCGACAAATGTTTTACCAGCTTCTTGTAAATACTTATTAACTACTTTAAATGTCATATAGATTATTCTCCCTTGTGTTGTGTTTGTGCTACTTCATCGAATAGCTCTTTCAATGCCTCGTCTGCCTCGAGGGTTTGGCTTACTTCGTTAAGTCGTGCTTGTGCTTGCTCAAGCTGTGCTTGTGTTTCTGCTAGTTTTTCTTGTGTTTCCTCGTATAAGACCTTGTAATTTGTAGCCTCTACGATTGAGTTTGCGAGCTTCTGCGCGATCTCGTTTACAATTTTATCTACTGTATTCATGCTGTCCTTTCTTTACAATGAAACGTCCCAAAATCCGGGGGATCCTTCATTGTACCGGTCGCGGAATTCTTTTAGTCTCTTGAAATTATCGTTTATATGATTAAACAACTCTCTCAAAGATTTTGCTGTGGCGTTATTAGAGACGGAGTCTTTGACAATGTAGGTATCACCGATTAAATAAATGCTTCTTTCATTTGGTTCATTGAATATTTTAAGGCCAACGAAATTTTTATTAGGATCTAATTGTCCACGGTCATTTACGCCAAGAGCCCATGACGCCATATGTGTCCCGGTCGAGATTGAAGGCGACAAGAACGCTTTCCGACCGCTTGTGTTAAATTCTAATGAATTATACGGAGAGTTGAACTCAATCGTTGCCCTCCCATTGTATGATGTGACGTTGTTGTTTAGATCAATCGTAGTATTGCCGTTATTTCCACGAAGGATCCCACCTTCAAATGTTAAACCTTTAAATATTCCCGATGTAATGCTTTTAGCGTTTAGATTGATTAGGTTTATTTCGCGGGCGTCGATTGTCCCAGCGGTTAATTTATTAGCGGATACTTTTTCAATCATACCGTCTTTGATAACCGCATTGTCGATGACGGTCTCCCCCGTGATATGCGTCAACCGCCCATCTATTCGATTTGTGCCATTCGCTAGTAAGTTGATCGAGTTGAGCACGTCGCCCGCGCTACTTAGATTTTTAACCGACCAAGAGCCCGCTAGTAGCGACATCTGCGTCCGTGTAGCCTCAACCGACTTGTAAGCGTCGTCGAATTGACTTGGTTTGTAAGGCCCAGTATTCGAACCACGAACCAAAATAGGCTCTTTAAACTCAATCCAGCCATTCTTAGCCAAATAAATGTAAAACGGAAAGTTGCCATCATCACCAAATGCAAAATCTTCCTCAACTTTGAAAGTTTTTTGGAACTCTTGCCATTCGTTCAAGGCTGGCCGTTCTTCGCCGATGTTAGACCATAGCAAAGTTTTATTCAGACCGTGATTTTTGACGTTGAAAGCGAAGGTGCTATCTGGATAATACCTAATACGATATTTAAAACCTAAAGTATAAGTTTCGCCATGATAAATCTTTTTTACATAAATAGGAAGCGTGAATCCCGTCCAATTGTAAGATGTGAGACCGAAAGCATAAATTGTAAAAATGCCATTATTAACTGATACATTAACACCGCTTCTGTTAGCATTAACCAGTGTATGCTTGTCCATGGTCATCGAATTAACAATCAAGTTGTTATCATCCGTGACGTACTTCCCAACTTCCGTTTGGAATATCTCGCTAGACATAACAAGCCGTGATAGCTTATCGGGTGCGTCTGTCTCGGATGTCCCCAAAATTCGTTCGTATAGTTTATTGCTTTCAGTCAGCTTTTGAAATTCTACGGTTTGTTTTGATATTTTAATTTGGCTAGCGTCTAACTGTTGTGTTAAATAACTCAAATCAGCACTTGTGCTACCTTTGAAATCATCAAAAGTCTTTTTAGGCACAAAATCAGTCTTGACATTTTGCAAGATTTTATTATAGATAACCCCGCTGTCTGTCTGGTTGAGCGTTTCCGTGACTTTCTGGTTTAAGTCTGGGCTGTTTAAGATGAGCGTTTTAATCTGTTCAGATAGCTTACTAGCATCTGGGATTGTGCCGGCTTTGACCAAGGCTTCTTGTGCCTTTGCATTTGCTTTCTCTATCTCGATAGCGGTTAGCTTATTAGCTTCTTCTAATTGCTTATCAACCTCTTTCTTGACCTTATCTACATCTTCTGTGTCAATGCGTTTCTCCCACATCGACCCGTTCCAAATGTACATTCGGTCATAGAGACCATTCTTCTCAAACCAAATGTCACCGACTTTATGCTCAATGTTTTCATCTGGACGGTTATACCAAACCTTATTGCCTTGAGCATTTAACAGATAGTCTGGTAGGCTATGCTCAAAGTTCTGTTGTGCCTTTGCGATTTCGTCAACCTTGCCGGCAAGACCACTTTGCATCGTAGCACGCACATTCGTACCGATTTCACCAAACTCTACGCTGGCGTTACGCTCATTCACAAAGTCATAAGTGATAGTGGTAACTTTGGCAGTTTCATCTGTCAACCCAATCTGTGGATAGTAGATAGGCACGATATCGCATAACTCTAATTCTTCAATCCAAGCACGATCTGCATAGTCTAGTGTTTTGGCTAAGTCTACATACTCGATTTTGGTATTGATTTTAGGTTTACCGATTGCATTGCGTTCCATGTAGTCGCTGGCTAGTTTTCGTAACTTGTCAGCCGTTGGAATATTTTTCTTTTTGCTATCGCTATTAAACTCGCTAGAAAAATCAATGACCTTGATGCGTCTGTGAGCATACAAGGCTTTGTATTTACTATCTACATAATTCTCTGGGATTGTTACCGTGATAGGGTCTGGCTGGCTATCGCTTGTGTCACCCTCTGGTTTTTCAGGCGTATACGTTGCAAAAGGTAGCACACTGGTATATGCGTCTTCAATCGTCTCATCTGTTTCAGCAGATAAGATGTTGCGACCATACTCTAGCACGGTTGGTGCAGTGCGTCCTAATTGCTTGTGCAGTCTGACTGTCATATTGTCAAACTCATACTCACCGCCCCAGATATCAAGGATAGAGCCTTCTACACCACCAAGAGCAAGACGGGCATTAGTAACCTTGTCAATACTTAATTTAGTAGTAGCGTCTGTCCAAATATCAGACCATACATCAAACCGATAGTCACCAATTAGTGCGCCCCTCCAAATAGACAGGGCATTAAGTGCAGTGCCGTTTAAGATCGTGCCATTTCTAATAGCCATGTATTCCAGCTTGTGCGAGATATGTTGACCGTAGATTTTAACGATGTTACTGCTATCTTTGACGATGCGAGAGATTTCGAACGTCTGATTTTTGGTGCGTAGCCCAGCATCAGCTTTCAGCTTCATCTCTTTTTGCAAGATTGAGACCATAGGGTCATTGACGGGAATTTCTGCGTAAAGCGTATAATTCCCGTTGCGTTCCCTTGTGGCTGTACCTTTTGTTACGTTTAGCTCACCAAGGCCATACGTGTCAAAGGCCGTCTCATTTTTATTGAATAGTATAGGCCTCATAACTTAACCCCCCAGTTCGGGATCATAAACACTTCAAAATTGCCATCCCAACTAATCAAGTTTCTTCCAGCGTCCAGGTAAGGCATTTGGAATTGTGGAGACCTTACAACCTTATCCCACGCTGGCAATCTATCCTTAAATACTTGGTTAGCTTGCATATCAAGCGTTATCTTGCCTTGTACGTCTCGCAACTTAGTTTTACGACCATTGATAGTAAGCGTGCAATCACCCGAACCGACAAGTGTGATGATAGGTTTTGCGTTGACATTGCCTAGACCGTTAATGGTTGCACCGTTCGAAAGTGTTTGAGTCGCACGGCCTTGCTTGTAGAATTTGACTGGATAAGTCAAAAAGTTAAGTTTGACCTTGCCAAACTGTCGCATGATGCTTGCGATTTCAAAACTTTCAAGATAAGCAGAACGATAGATAAAATCTTTATCCCATGAGAGAGTCATGTCCTTGTAGCCTTCTACATTGAGCCAGTTACTGATATCACCCTCGATATCTGACAACCTCAAATTAGAGGAGATAGTGCAAGGCAATTCCAGAGTGACTGATTTTAGGCGATTGTTAGAGAGTAACAAGTCACCATCACGGCCGGCTACAGATACTGTTGAAATATCTTGGCCAGTGGAATTGATTACATAATCACTTGTGACACGTAAGCCAAATCTACTACTATCTGTGCCATTAAAATTAAATGTACCCATTAAACCATCTTACCTCCTTCTAAATTAGTGTAGTATGCCATTTCACGTAGAAGCCTACGCATATTCTCTGGGCTAAAGAAATTATCGTTCGCAGTTCCGTTAGCGTTGAGTGTGTAGTTGTTAGTCACGCTTGAATTAGACACGTTACTAGACCCAAAACTAGGACTGATTGAGCCAGTGAGACCCAGAGCGCTCTCTGGTGTGAATGACACACGGTCAGCAAGTGCCTTACCAGCATCTATCACATCTTTACTAAGCCCAGTCATGCTATCGTCTACGTAGTAGCTAAACTTTTCGATACCGATTGCCATACCTTCTGGGATTGCTCGTCCAATTTGGTCACGGAAGACTTTGGAAGGTGAGTTGATGCGTAGGGCAGAACGTGCAGCACCTACCGCAGCACTTGCTATGGATGCGGCTGCACTTGCTACTGATCCAGCCATTGCATAGATACCAGCACTTAGACCTTCACCAATCGAGAGACCAGCACTGTACGCACCACCAAAACCACCTTGTAAGTGAGCATTAGCGGTATGCTTCAAACTAGAGGATGCACCAGCCACTGAACCGCCTCTGGAAGAAATTCCACTAGCTAGTCCGCCACCAAATTGGCCACCGGCACTACGACCATCTGACCCAAGAGATGCTACGCTCTGCTTAGCAGAGGACTGCAATCCTCTGGAAGATGAGCTTACTTGGCCTTGTTTAGTACCAATACCAAGAGAGATACCTCCGCCGAATTGTTGACCCGCGGTCATACCTTTAAAGGTCATCGAGATCATTTGGCCTGCTGCTGCAAGCGTCATACCAAGACTAGCACCCGTTACTGATCCTTGAGACGAATTGATACCAGTAGAGATACCACCACCAAAATTAGACCCAGCGGTTTGGCCTTCACCAGCCAGCGTACTCATCGCACTAACCGCAGTAGATTTGATAAAATCACTAGCAGTCTGTACAAGTGGAGAGCTTTCGGAGATACCTTGGGCATAGTTACCACTCACTTGCGACCCGCTATACTTGGCTTCTGTTGGCAAGTTGTTAAATGCTTGCTTAGAGGCCTCTGTCATTTCAGAGGTAGCTTGTTGTACATCCGGATGACCAGAACGGATACCCTCTGCAGTCTTAGTGGCCACTTCTCGACCTTTAACATCAAAACCGGCATCTTGCAATGCTAGCCTAAACTCATCACCGATAGCGGTAACCATCGCTTGGACTTCTGGTGCGAGTTCCACACCAGTGGCACGAATACCACGTAGGAAGCCTTCTTTTGCTTTGTCGCCCGCTTCTGTCCACTTGCCATTCAATGCTCCTAATTGCTCATCAGAGGCATTAACAAGCGCTTGCGTCTGCTCTGCCATCTTAGGCCCAGCTTGTCGCATCTGTTCGATAAGACCTTGGTCTAGTCCACGTTGTGCCAAGATCTCAAGGTTTTGCGACCACTTATCTACTGCTTCGATGTTCTTCTGCAAGTTAGCAGTCATCTGTTCTGCAGATAAGGCAGTCTGTTGTTCGATAGCTTGGAAAGCGTTCTGTACATCACCTCGAAGCGCTTCATATTGAGCTTTCATATCGTCAACTAGCTTCTTCTGGGTCTCGTTCAATGTTTCCAATGTTAAAATTTGACGACCAGAAGCGTCCTCAACCGCTTTTGCTTGTGCTTCATTAGCACTAGCGATTATGTCAGTGGCTCGCTGTTCAGAGTCAGCAAGTGATTTCTTGCTTTCTTCAAGAGACTTGATTTTCTCTGCGCTATCTTTGAGTATTCCATTTCGTACTTCTTCTTTTTGGGAATTAGATAAGACGCTAGCACCGTACTTACCTTCTGCATTGTCAAGTTTCTCTAATTCTTCTTTTTGCTTCTTTTTAACATCTGCGATCTTATCATCGACTTCTAGTCTTTGCTTGGCAATTTCTACCAGTCGTTGGTTCGCTGCCTCTGCTTCTGCAGATTGTTTGGATATTTCAATCTGCTTACGGATGGCCTCCGCAGTCATATTAATAGTGCCAGTGGCCTTATCATATGCGATGTTTAAACCGTCAATCCGTGAGTTAAGAATTTCAGCCGATGAAGCAAGCTCTTTCTTCTGTGCAGCAGTCTTATTCTCAACATGGCTTAATTCTTCAATCTTCTTGACCAGTCGCTCGTTATCATCTGCAGTAGCCTTGATCTCGCGTCTACGGTCTTCGTAAGTCTCATTGCCTTGCTTGATGCTGTCGTTGAGACTAGTGATAGATTGTTTGTATTCTTCTGCTTTGGCTTTGGCCTCTTGAAACTCTTTGCTACCTTGTGACAAGTGATAAGCTAGTCCAGCAATAGCCCCGATAACCATCAAGACACCACCAGAGGACAGCGTAGCCAAAGCTCCAGAAAGCCCCGTAGTCGCCCCTTGTGCCACTATAGAGGTGCTTGCTAGGGTTGTTAGTGAGGTTACAAGGTTAGAGATTAGACCACCAATTCCCTTGATGATAGCAAGTCCAAGCATAGCGCCTTTAAAGGCTAGGATTGCCACGACTGCCCCACCCAAAGCGTGGAGTAGTGGGTCTAGGATAGGTTTGAAGAAGCCTAAGACTTGTACCGCACTTCTAACGACTGGAGTCACTGCCTTGATTGCATTTACAATCGAAGCGAAAACATTGTTGATAACATCTTTAATAACATCCAAGTTTTTGGCAATACTCTTACCAGTAACGGCCTTGCTCATATTATCGAAGGCATCAATCACATTAGCGATACCTTTGGCAACTGCACTGACAATGTTAGTGAATGATGTTCTGATACCCTCGCTATTCTTACGAGCCATCTCAGCGAAACCATTAGTACCTTTGTTTAACTCAATTAGGCGCTTGCTAAAATCATTGAATGTCACTTGACCGCTTTGCAATGCCTTGTAAAAGTCATTTTGTGCCGATAGACCAGCAAAACCAAAACTTTCGGCAGTCTTTTGCAAAGCATAAGGCATTGTTTCTTGTAGTGTCTTCCAAGATTGCAAGTCAACCTTGCCAGAAGATAGCATTTGAGTAAATTGGGTCAACCCCCGACTTGCTTCTTCTGTAGATGCACCAGAGGCCAAAAACGCATTATTTAGAGCGATTGTTAACTTGGTAGATGTCTTCAAATCGCCCGTCATAGAGGTTAGTTTTTGAGTTGTTGCTACAACTGTATCAAGTGTTGTAGGTAAGCCCTCAATGCCCTCCGATAGCGTCTTAGTGGACTGCGCTACATCCTTGGATGAATGCCCCAGGGATTGCATAACTTTTGGAAAGCGTTGTAAGGTGTCAAAACGATCAATAGCCTTGTCAAGTGATGATGTGACTAAATCAAGACCAGCGTTAACTGCCTTGAATGCAATAGCACCGGCTGAAAAGTTCTTGATGCTTTCTTTTAGCTTGTCAAATTTATTAGCGCTTTGTTGGGCTTGATCTGCACTGCTTTTTACAATGTCTTTAAATTTGACAATACCGCTACCGCTTTGAGAAGCAACCTCGCCAGCTTGTCGGATTAAATCAGCGCTTACCTTAAAGCCATTACCACTAGTTTTAGTGATTGTGCTTGCTTCTTTGACTTTTTCTGCAGCATCCTTGAAGGCATCGCCACTATTTTTAGTTAGTATTCCAGCTTCTTTAACTTTAAAACTTGCAGTCTTAAAATCATCACTACTGCTTTTAGCCTTAGTTCCAGCGGTCTTTACTTTTTCGCTTGCACTTTTAAAGCCATCAGCGCTATTCTTGGCACTGTTGCCAGCTTCTTTCAGTGAGTTACTAGCGTTTTTAAAACCATTAGAGGAGCGTGTCGCATCCGACTCTAGCTTTTTTAGGTCACTAGCCAGAGCAGATAGCTTATTACCATTGACTTGCACGTCAATGACTATTTTTCCGTCTGCCATCTATTCCTCCTCTCTATCTAATCTATATTTGTTTTGTAATTTACGCATATTCGCCTTGTAGTCTGCCGGATCGTGAGGCTTAGGCTTCCAGTCTCTAATCTGTATCAAGCGTGCGACTGGCGTATTGTCTGGCATTCCGTTTAAGAGTGCAGAAAATTCTTGCCATGTCATTTTCCCTTGTTCTTCAAAGAGGTTGATACCATAAGCCATCCTAAAACTAGCATAGATGTCGCTTGCATCTTCTTCGATGTCTAGCAGTCTTACCTTGTCTATCTCTTCCTTTGGTACAGGCATAGGATTGCCATTTCTATCAAGTACAGGCTTCTCTTTCCGTGTCTTGATAAAATGCTCGTCTATATATTCCCAGACCGTGAGAAAGGTAAGAGCGTCTGTGATATGTTGACCGGTCATGATTTGTACTGCCACTTGGAATTTTTCCAATTCATTTAGCAAGTCGTCGCCAAATACCTCAAAGACATCTAGCACCGTGTCGAAAGAGCAGTCAATATCATACTCGATGCCGTCCAGCTCAAAGCTATTTAGTAGTGGCTCATTCAGTTTCATGAGCGTGTCCTACTTTTTTGTTTTGCGTTTCTTTTTTTCTGACTTCTGGAGATACTGACTAGTACGCTCATTAACTTTCTTAGCACGCTCTTTCTGGATCTTCTCTAATTCCTTGGCTACGAGTTCATCCACTTGCTCAAGCGCATCCCCCAAGGCTAAATAGTCTGGATACTTTTCATAAAGTTTTGTAAAAGTTCCATCACCAAAGAAAGCATCATACTTGATTTCAAGCAGTTTCTTTTCCATCTCAATAGCTTGCTGGGCTACCTTGGCATCAATGACACCCTCTTTCACATCGTCAAACTCGCCATTTTGAGAGCGTTCTACAAGCTCTTTCTGGTATTCATTAAAACGGTCAGTGATTGTCTGTGGCACATCTGCGAATTTAACCAGTGCCTCGGTTGAAGTGTCAAACCAAAACTCAAAGTCTCCAATTTTAATAGGGAAACCAGAGCGTTCAATGTTAATGTTAATAGTCATTTTAAAATCTCCTTTCACTACAAAAAAAGAGCGCTACCTAAGATAGATAGCGCCTTGATAGGGAATTACCCCACAACTGCGGTAGTTTCTGGAAGCGTATTATAAGAGATTTTGCATCCAAATTCTTCGTAGTCTGCAGCAGCACCAGAACCCGCCTTGATATCAGAAACAGTAGCAATACCAACTGTCTCGTTCTTTTTATCAGCATCTACAACCTTATGCCAAACCAAGCGGTCATTGCCAAGTTTGTACTTGAGTCCAGCGATATGCTTCATTGCTGGGTCTTCTTTGTCGTAAGTGCCTTTGAAAGTGTAAGAGCCTTTTACAGATGTAACTGTTGTTTCTTCTGTACCGTCTCCATCATAGTAAGCTACTGATGTAGTAGCCTCATCTGTATCATCCGTTACATCTTCAATCCATTTAGCCAATTCCAAGTATGCAGATTTCTCTGGCTTTTGCTTTGGATCAGTAACGGGTGCAATAAAATGCCCACGTAGGGCGTTTTTAAAACGTGCCATATTTTGTTTTTATTCCTTTCATTTCGAAAATACTGTGATATTCGCTTGAATATCTTGCAAATAGATGTAATATCCTTGATCGTCTCTGTCGTTCAAAAACGGCATCGTGACTGTCAGATTGTCAAACTCATACGAGCCATTCTTGCTTGGTAGTTCCAAATTAAACTCTGAAAGTGCCTCATTGATAGCCCAGATACAAGTATTTGCTTTGCTGTGACTTTTTGTTTTGATAGCAATTTCGAAAGGCAGTGTGACATCCTTCGCCTCATCCATATAGAGCGTATTGACTTTGCCACCAGCGAGTGGATAGCATACTAGGCTTTCGTCCTCGTCCAGATAGTCCATACGACAAGGGATAGGAAGATTGAGCGTATTGATAAAGCTATTGAGTTGCTCCAAAAAGTCGTTTTTCCCGATGTTTTTTGTCATAGACCCATAGCCTCCTTACCTTTATCTGCCCACTTGCTACCATACAAGGCAGTAGCCTTTAAATCCCATCGTTTACCAGTGCCAGCGGTTGTATACTTGTTAAAAGTAAAACTGCGATATTTGTTATAAGCAGAACCGTAGAATTGCGCTCGTGCATAGACCGTGTTGTAGATAATCTTATTACCCGATACGTGGCCAGAGCCTCGTAAGTTGCCATCTCTAAGTGGCACGAACGGTTCCATGTCCAGCATCGCTTGGTTAGCGATCGCATATTCAGCCTTTTTGGCATTAGCACTAGACACTTTCTTATTCGCACCGCCTAAGTCGACTTTAATCGTGATGCCCATTAGATCACCTCGATTTCATAAGTCAAAATACGCTTATTTAGAGGGTGTCTGTTTGGGATAATTCGACTGATAATATAAGCTTGGTTGTCTACGATTAATTGGCCATCAATGTATGACTGGTCAATCTCTACATTGCAGTAGTCCGTATCAATGTACAGCACACCTACGTAGTTAACTGTGCGGTTCTTACTTGCACCAGACTTCTGCGATTGTACGTGATTTGTACTTTGGTCAAACCGACAAGGCTTGATATACAAGTCTTCACTGAATTGTTCCTCGCCCCACTTGTCCATTCCTATCCGCTTCTTGATAATAGCTTCATCTACTAGCATTCGTTTATCGATCATAGCAGACCCCACTATAGTTAAAACCGACCATATTCAGCCAGTTTTCAGCGTCAAGTGATAAGTTATACCGCTTTCCACTAGAAGCGTTCTGTGAGCCATTCTGATAGCTTACAGTGGTACGTCCGACTGTTACGCTGGAAAGTGATTGCTTCTCTTCTGCACTCATTATTCCAGTGCGTTCAAGATAGTTAATCTGGTTAGCAATCGCATTCTTCACCGCTTGTTTCCGTGGTTCAAAGTCGCTATCAAACTCTCTATATGCGTAGAAATTGCGAATATACAAGTTAACAGTCATTTCTGCCCGCTTGTACAGTTCTTCAAATCTATCTGTTACATCAAAACCTAAGTCAAGATATTCATCGTAAGACAAATAGGTCATTGTCATTCCCCCTTTAAAAATAAAAGAGGCTGACTATGCTCCAACCTCTTCTGTCTCTTCTTCTTTGTCGTCCACCCGTACCAAAAACGGGCTTGCTTCTGGGTGCGATAATGCACCACGTTGGTTGAAATCATCTGCAGTCTTAACTGGTAAGTCGTAGATTTCTCCTTCGATAAAGGATTGATCTAGTTCTTCACCCGTGAAGACAACATTTGATGTTGCTTTAAATTTAGCCATGTTTATTCCTCGATAGTGTAGCCCGACATCACGAATGCAGACACTTGAATAGGGTCTGATACCGTGAATGTTAGGCCGTCTTTAGTAAGAGTGGTCAACCTCTCGTTTTTGACCTCTACTGTTTCAGTAGTTTCTGCTTTCTTTCTAGGCATTGCCTACCTCCTAACTAGCTAAACTAGGCAGTTTTATGTACGTAGATAGCTTTCTTCTTGTTATCCAAAACGAATGCATCATAACGCACACGACCTTCGATAAGGTAACCGTTGATGCCCGGTGGGTTGTCGTGGATTTTGTAGTCTTCAAGTTTAACTGGAGATGTAGTAGCTACTGGGTGTGCTACGACAAAGGCTACATTTTCTGGCAAGCGAGATGATGGAGTCAAGATTACTGGCATACCGTCAATTTCTCCCACTTGTCCTTTCAAAGTGATTTCTTGCCCAAGATCAGAGTTCTTGATAAATGCAGAGTCAAGTTTGATGAGTTTATAAAACTCTGGAGATACGTGTAGCTTGCGTCCTTCAACTGGTACAAGAGCATCTGTTAACTTAACTTGTGCATCTAGTACAGCTTCATAAGCGTTAGCTTTTGTGATTGCTTCTGTTTTAACGTGTGTTGGGTCAGCACCAGCTACAACTTTAGCAAAGCGGTATTTGTCAACTTCTGGGATGACAACTTCTGAAAGCTGACGGGCAAGGGCTTTACCAGCTTCCATAACGCCCATAGTGTCTTGTACAGAGCGTTTATCAATAGTGAATGTGAATGAACGGTCTTTCTCAATCTTCAAAGTTTGCACATTGTTTTCAAGCTCTGCAGCAGTTCCGTAACGAGCATTACCAGTGAGTGAGTAGTCATTCATCCCAGCGGTTGGAATTGAGAATACCTTAACTGTATCCACTCCGATAAAGTCGTAGTCTTGGTTGATGATACCAGTAGAGAGAGCTTCCTTAATAAAGCGTTCATCTACTTTAGCATCGAATTTTGAAGCATAGTTAATAGCCATGTAGTATGTTCCTCTTTTTTATTTATTTTTAAACGCTATCAAAGCCAGCGAATAAGGCTTGGTCTTCCTCTGATAGATTTTGCTCACTACCAGCGGTAGGGTTGCCACCGACTGTAATATTCGGTTGCGGTTGTGGTTCTTGTGTTTGGAAGAGATAAGGGCTTGTTTCTCTTAGACCATTGATTGTATCGTCTAACAAGGGTTTGCCAGCTTCATCTAGTTCAATCTTGTCTAAGTCGATAAACTTCATAAGATCATTAGAATTAAACGCTCCTACATCTTTCAAGGCTAGAGCCACTGCATTAGTTTTGGTCACTTGTGCAAGGTTAGCTTCACTATCTAGCTTGTACTGCTCAAATTGGGCTTGTAACTCAGCAAGTTGTTGTTTGCTTTCTTCACTCGCTCCCTCTTTAGCTTGCAAGTCTTTGATAGCTTGGCTTTGTTGTTCAAGTTGACCCTTTAATGTTTCGTTTTCAGCTTGTAACTCTGACTTAGCTTGTGTCTTTGCATTCTCAATCCCTGCACCGTACGCTTGCATGATATTGTCAATGACTGCCTTGTCTTCGATACCAGCTTCTACTAACATTTCACGCTTTAAACTCATAGTTTAAAACTCCTCTCTTTTTACGTCACATGGACAAGATTTGCTATTTTACGTTTAGCTAAACGAACACGCTCAGCAAGGTGCGACCTTGCGACTGTAGGAGACAACCAGCCTTTTCACAAAATGAGCGCAAAATAAAAACCGTAACAATGTACGGTCTAGTGGTCTATTCCCACCCGTCAAGATATGGATCACCTCCTATCTATTTAGAAAACCACGCTTTCTTGTGCTTCTTGATAGCTTCCAAGTCTTTATTGACTTTATCCAGTCGCTCATTCGTAGCTTGCACGTTATGAGACACGACTTTTTCAAGCCGTTCTACAATGTTCCAGAGTTGATTGTTCTGGTCAATCAAAAAGTTCATTGCGCCTTTTTTCTTAATCCGCTTGTTCATCGCTTCCTCCTAGCTTTCTTTTTAAAATTGTTTCTGTTTTAGCTTCTGAAATAGGATTGCTGTAATATTTCTCACGACTATAATCACGATGTAAGAATGGTTTGTTAGCTAAGTATGACCGCATAGCCCCTTGTTGGTTTCTTATTTGGCTCTTGTACTTGTCTATCAAGTCCTTATCGCCTAACTTCTTAGCTACGTGTAGAAACTCTTTAGACCGTCTTATTTTGCGTTCTAAGGCTCTTTGTTTAGCTTGTGCATTAGCGTTCGCTATAGCCTCGCTAGGGCTTATATCCTTGACATCTGGCCCTAAGTCTGGCAATTCGTTGAAACCTACCACAAAGGGCGTTATATCATGCCCACAGTTAATACCAAGACACCCAGCGGGTGTACCGTATCCGTGGTCAGCCATTGATAAGATAGTGATGCCATTCTCTTCCCTTTGAGGACCATAAGTCACTATCTGGTGTTGTAAGGGTGCGCAAGCCTCCCTGGCAGTGGCTTTCTTTGAGAAATAAAAGGTGTCAATATCAAACTCTCTAGCTGGAGCAGTACGCATTTCACGAAAGGCCCGCTTGACTGTTGAGCGTATAACCGTTCTAGCGTAACTGTCAGCTTTCCATTGTTTTCCTTGGCTATCAGTAAAACCATAGAAGCCCTTATCAAACCATTTCATGATGGTGTCATTTAAGGCTCTCTCTGGCGTTGTAATGCCCGTTACGACCTTGCCTACACTTTCCTCTATGACGGATTGATAAACACTTCTAACGCTCTCTGGTAGCGTTGTATTGATGAGATTGTGTACATCATTCAATGCTTGGTTAGCATAGCTTGCTAGGTTGTTCTGAATTTCAAGATTATCATCAAGATCATCTGCTCCAAGTGTCTCTGCTAGTTGGTCTCTGGCAGTCTTATAAACCTTGTAGCCCTCATGCTCGATAACGTGCCTTAATTGCTTCTCTGCAATGCCAGAGTATTCAGCAATTAGTTTCACGTTGTCAGTATTAAGCAAGCCCATCTGGTTCATCTTCTCTAACTGCCAAATATAAGGATTTTTAGCAAGACTTACAGACCCACGTTCTAGCAGTCTGTCTACCACTTGGTCAAAGAGTTCAAGGGTTAACTTATGATAAAGTTCTGATACTTGACTAGCGTCTAGTGTGAGTTGCTGGTCATTCAGCTTTATCTTTCTGTTAGCGCTAGTCTTCATACCTATTCTCCGTAAAGGTCAATGTCCGTCTGGTCACGCTCGCTATTAGCTTCATCTAGCGTGCGTCCGTGGACTTCACTTTCAATCTTAACAGCTTCATCTGGTGTCACGTTTAGCACCTTCTCGATTGCCATTGCATGAGTTCCAAAACCAGCGGTCACTACTTTAATCCAGTAGTCTAATTCAGCGTTACGATCAGTAAACACGCCATCATCAAGATTGATACTAATATCTTCCATGTCTGGGATGTTGCCATTGTATAGCTTGTAGGCCTTAGCAAGTTCAAGCATAGAGACAATCAATTCTTTCAGCGAATGCTCTACCAGACTTACAATACTGTTGCGCATTTGGTAAGTGTCAGAGTTCTCTGATACGATTTCAGTAGCAGTCTTCATTGATTTTCCGTCAAAGCTAAACATTCCAGCGGATACGCCTATCTGCATCTCAAAGAGAGCCAAGCCCTCATTAATAGCTTTGATGTAGTCGTCTGATCGAATAGGTGTAGTTAAGTCTGTAATGCTTACTGGATTGTCAATACCACCACCGTCTAGTTGTTGATAAACATTCTGCCCAGCTTCAAACTCACGCTTGACAGTTACCTTATCGCCTCGTTGGTCAAATTCAGTCTTGACTAATTGAGCTGGCACTAATACCCGTCTTTGACCCATCTTCACTTCCCACATAAATTCATCATAGGTTGTGTTGATAAAGTCAATAGTAGTCTTAGCGTTATCAAAGATAGACAAGCCTAGAGGACTGTTGATGTCCTTATTATTCATTCCAGAAGGCTTGAGGTAAGTAAATAGTGGCCGTGATAAGTTCTTCACTTCCACTGTCTCCTCTAAGTCCTCATAGATTTCAGATAGTGGTACTTGTGAGCCTACAATTTTTTGATCGTCCGACTTATACAACTCATTCGTGATTGTATAATGTCCATCTTTCTTCCACTCATGCAGTTCAATGAGCGTATAGTATTTCTGTTTCTTACCTTCTGCCTTGCTTGTCTTGGTTACGATTGCTGCAGAAGATATATCTTGCGTGTTGCTTTGCAAAGGAAGAAACACTGGTGCTTGTACGAATGAAACACGCACCTTATCTTTATCAATATAAGGACGCATCGCAAGGCCACCCAGAGCTAAACAACTTTCCAGATAACGCTCAAAGTTTTTTAAGAAACGGTCATTTTTGAATTGCTCTTGAATAAACTCATTCGCTTTTTCATCATCTAGCTTAATTTCTGCTTGTTCGTTAAATACAAGGCTGGCAATCTTCTTAGATGCAGTGCGTGCCAGTGGCAAGTGGTTAAAATCACGCTTACATTCTGTACCGTTGCTATCCTTGTACACTACCTTATTAAAACGACCAGCAAAATAGTTTAGGTTTTCTCTAATTCGGTTGTATTCGTCCTCCGATACTGCTATCTTTGGGTGGTCAGTGATTTTAGTAAGGTTCTCTGTTGTCATTGCATACTTTCCTCTTTTAAAAATATCCTTAATGGTTTCAATTATTCCCATTCTTTCTGTTGCTCCTTAGGCTTTTAAGTCCAGCATCTGTGCATTATCTATTACAAAATATTGGAACGCATCGCAAGTGTGGTCGTCTTCCTTGATAACTTTTGGATCATCGTTCATGATGCTACGCTCATCCCATTGATACTTCTTGTGTTCTTCTACAAAGTATTTAAGATTGTTTTCTGTTGGCAAATAAAAAAAGCGCCCCTCTGCTAGAAGCGACTGCACATATTCGGTCATGACTATTTTTTTCTTTTTGGCTACTGGATGCCATCGCTCGCCATAATCTTCAAAATATTGATTTCTTAGCGCTCCCTCTGCACTATCTATTGTCATGTTTAAGATAGGCACATTAGGGAATTGCTTGGCTTGTTCTTCCACAAAGTCATGCAACTCTTTAGACAAGATGCTAGGTGCTTTCTTATGTGTCTTACCCGCTGGGCTATAGTAGTAGTTGTCAATCAGATACACATTGTTAGCATTCGTTAAGACTAGATGCAAGCAAGTTGTAGCAGATTGTTGATGCCCACTATCGACCGTGAAGAATTGACCTATGACACGCTCATTATCTGGTACTTTGTCCTCCTCTTTAAACAAGGCCATATTATAGACATTCGTACCAAGTCCGACCGGCTCACCCAGATAGATATATCTGTAGTAGTCGTAGTCATTCTCTTTGATACGCTCAATGTCTTCTAGCATCTGTTCTGTGACAAAGCCCAGTCTATCATCAAGATAAGAAGACGAATGCACTAGATAGCTGTCATTATCTTTCAATTCCTCTGCCCACTCATTGATCCATGAATACGGGTTGCGTGGTGGATTGTACGACCAGAAGAATTTTACAAAGTCAATGTCTGGGTGCTTCTGTCGCATAAAGGTAACGTTTGACTGGTCAAAATCTTCTTTGTTACTAAACTCTGCTGCTTCCTCATACCATACCGCTATAATGTTCCCAATGTCATTTGATTTCAATTTCTGAAAATCATCTTGACCGTAGAAGTAGAAGCATGAGCCAGTAACCGTATCTTGTATTTTAAAAGGTGATACCGTGGCTTTAAATCGTCCAGACAGACCAAACTTATTCAATGCCCACTGTATCTTTAAAAACACACTATCACGAATAGTGTTGCCCACTTTTCGAATGACTACCACATTCGCTTTCTTGCCAGAGACAATAAACGGTATCATCATATAGACCAGCAACAAAGCTATCACGGATGATTTAAAAGAGTTTCGCCCGCCTTTTAAAACATTATAAGGTTTGCTAGTAGTCCAAACACTCTTAAAATGAGGGTTCACATTTGACTGGATGTTAACTTTCATCTTTCGACCACTCGTCTATGATTGTGATATTCACATCCGATACCGTCCCTTGTTCCATCTGTGTCCGTAGCTTCTCTATTTCAAGCTCTAACTTCTCTGCTTGCTTAGTAGTTGGGTAGCGTTTTAATATCTCTTGGATAGCCTTGATAACCGTAGCATTGTCAGCTTTCTTAGTCAGCCTCTGGACTTCACCAGTTGCTGGGTTCATTAGCAAGACTTCTTCATCACGCTTGCCTCTAGCTATGTCAGAGAGGATTGATAAGGCTTCCTCTGCACTCATGATGTTCTTAGCTTGCAGTTCTGCCATTTTTTCTTCGATATAGGCTTTAATTTCTAGTTTTTTCAAGTTTTGACCGGCAATTCTACCAGCGGTCTTCTCGCTATACCCAGCCTTGATAGCAGATTGTGTAGCATTCCCAGAGATGATGTACTCCTCTGCAAAGCGTTGTTGTTTTAGCGATAACTTAGCGATGTTCCATCACCTCTTTTCAATGCAAAATAAAAAACCAGATTATATCTGGTCTAGTTGTACTAATTAAAAGGCAAGGTGAAACGTAACTGTAAAATGAAAATAACTAATCATAAGGAGATACAAAATAGTTTAACCGGAGTTCTTTGGCCTACTGTGTGTGTTGTTTTTACTTATCCTTGCCTTAATAACATAATACCACATAAAATAGACCATTAACTCCCACAAATCTCTTGAATATCTCCCAAATTAAAGGCTAGCAATTCTCCACCCTTATACGCTTCTGCAAACTCATAGAGTGCTTGATCTAACAACCGATAATACTCGCTAGACGAATAGCCCAAAGCCGGGTATATCTCCTTGTCTTGTTTAAACCGTAACCGACAATATCGCTCAACTAAAATCTGCGACAAGTTAGCATCTGACAATCTGTTAATAGCATCTGCGATGTGTTCCAGTTCTTGCTGTGCGCTTACCCGTCTCAATACCATGTTTTCAATCTGTCTACTTGGAGATGATGGGGCGCTCTTTGGCTCTAGTGAGTATGTGGCAGTTACCTTTGGGCTGTATTCTTCTCCAGCGATGCGTAGAAAATTTCTGTACGTTTTGAGAGTGCGTTTTGCATTCTCTTTTGTTTTGTTTTTCAAAAGTTCACTAAAAAACATTATCCCTCCCTAAAGTGTGTCCAGTAGTTGTTGTTGCAATCTAATTCTCTTGTATTGCTTGCGTAGCTTGTATGTTGGATCATTCATAATTTCTTCACTGTGCCTATTGAAAAATTCTCCAATCATTCGCTCATGGTTGCTGTTGCTCACTTGCTTAATCTTCAAAAGATTGTACAAGATAGCTGGCTCTATGTATCCTTCAAACTGCAGTACGATTGCAACCGATGGAATTTTATTCTTTCTCTTAGAAGCATAAAATTGGTTCTCTGCATAATCTGGACACTTGCATTTAAACCAATTCGCAAGCCGTCCTTTCTCCTCCTTGACTCGCATCGCTTCTTTATAAAATAGCTCTAATGCTTCACTTTCCATTTTTCATATCCCTCTCTTAAAATTAAGCGTGTCAAGGGCTTAGTGACACACTAAATATTATGTATTATCATGATTTTATTTTGATTTATGAATTTAGAGAGGCATCTCCTTTCATTGATTTTTAGCCCTTTAAACTCTATGACAGTTTGACCAAATCATAGAGTAAGCACACGGTCAAGTGCTTGCATGATAGAAACACGTTTAGAAAGATACTCCTTTTTGTTTTTATAGTTGACCGTAAGAGTGCGAGTGTTAAGAGTAAAACCACAGTTTTATTATTGGTCTTCTCGCACTGTATGACCTACTAACCGATTAAAGTTAGTAAGCCTTGTCTTTCTGCCACTTAAAGACTGATATTCTATTTGTAAAAAGAAAGCTTTTCCTTTTTTATTTATTTTTGTGGCATATAACCGTAAAGGGAATTGCACCCTCTACAGTCCTACAGATAATTCCTCAATCTGTTTATCTAATTCTTTTACTTTCCTACGCAACCACTCACGATTAGCAGTAGCATTATTCTTTCCAACTGTCTCGCATAATTCACGATACGCGGTCTTGTCTTCTAGCTTTCGTTGGTATTTATTGCGGGTGGTCACTAGTTCTTCTAGGTTCATTCAGCATCTTCCTTGACTATAATCTTGTAATTCATTCCATTTTTTAATTTCAATGGAATTTCTACCTTTTTTGCGCCATCAAAAACAATGGTAGCTAGAGCGTTAACCACGTTTTTACCGATTAGTACTTCTACATTCATTCATCATGCTCCAATCCAATCATTTGTTACTCTTTTATTTTTCTAACGTTTTGATTACATTTTCAATATGTTCTTTTTTCTCTCGCAATTCTTCTAAACTTTTGACTTCTAATGCTTTTTTGATGATTTCAAGTTGTTCAATTTCTTTTTTAAATTTTATAAGTCCATCAACTTTGCGAGCATAATCCCTAA